AAGCTATCCCTTGTCCGAAGGCGATTCATCTCCCACCTACTCACTGGGCTACGCCCTTCACGTTCCTTGAGGTGGGAGTATTCTCGCCTATTTTTGATAAAAAAGCACCCTGTTTAGAGTGCTTTAAAATATTTATTATTGTTTTATGCTATGCTTAAGCTTGTTTTTCTAAAAGTGCTTCAAGATTTTTATTCAATCTGCTTAGTTGGTTCATAATAATCCAGTTTTGCTCCACCAAAGCGGATAAATAGGTTACTTTTGCCTGCTCCTCGGCCTTGGCGAAACTCAGGGCCAGTCCTGCTTTAAACCATTTATTGCCCATCAAGTCGTTTGCCACGCGCTGGACAATCATCAGGTCCGCAGGAGCCAGGTTCTCCAACCCATACCTTACCTGAAATTCCTCCAACTGCCTCTGCTGTTTTTCTTCCGCTGTTTCTTTTTTGCCTAACAAAGCCATAAAAAAGTACCTCCTTTATGATATTCATTTTATTATTAATATATACCATAAAGAAGGAAAATAGAAGCAAATCTGTAAATTTTACAACACCTGGTCAATATAGCCCATCTCGGGCTTTTCTTTTTTCTCCCCGCCGCTTTTCCCGCCGCCGTGCAGTCCTGTATGAACGTCCATTAGCGCATACAGCTTGCGCGGCACACAGCGCCAAAACTCCCGCTCGGTCATCCTCAGAACAACCGTTCCGCAGTAATATAAAAAATCCCAGTCCCAGCCTTCGTCATTTTCGTCGTCTAGGCCGGGTTCTGGGAGTTTTTTTCTTCGCCGCCCTCGGGCAGACTGCTACCCAACGCTTCAGTTATAGCGTCAACTAATGGCATCATGTTTCTAAAGTCAAGCAGATTTTCCACTTTTTCCTGTGTAAGACTTTCGTCCTCATGCACCAACCCCGCATAAATCAGCGTAGAAAGGGCATCAAGCATTTCCTCGGTCAGGTCGCCGCCCTCCATTTTTTGCAGTATGCCAAAAACCTTTTCCAGACTGTCATATTTCTTTAGGATTATCCGCATCGCGGCAAATGTGTATCTGATCTGGCGGGGCTTATCTAGGTTAACCTTAACGCCTTCGTAAGTGATATTGTCAGACATAATAATTTTGCTCCTTTCGTTCTTCTGCAAACTTAACAGGGAGGGTGCCGCCTCACACTCTCCCTGCGCATGTCTCTTCACGCCTAGGCATTTTACGTTTACTTACTTACGTTTCGTCAGACGCTTCATATACCTCATCGAACCATGTATCAAGATCAATTTCCGGGTTATCCGGATCTAAATCGTCTTCATCGACAATAGCCTGCCAGGCGCCGTCGTATATCCGCTTCACGAATGTGCCTGTAATCGTCGGCGTCTGGAACTCCGGGGTATCTTCTTTTGTTTTGTACTCCTGCTCGGGCAGATTAAACTTGCCCTTGTAAAGCCAGACATAGCGGTATTTCCCGTTGCTCTTGACGCTCCTGAACCCTATCGCCACGTAAGGGGCAACATCGTCGGCGCTCCGGTACATTACGCCGCTTGTAACGGTATGCCCTAGCAGATCTGCCTGGACATCTAAAGGCAAATCCTTCACGTTCAACTCTACCGTAATCTCGCCCAGGGCGGTCGCCACTTCATCGGGGCCGTCGTCGGCGTACAACGTCGCCGTATTTGACGTCGGACTGATTCTCGCATTGATCGCTCCGGCGATTTTTGCCGGCTTATCGGTACCGCTCAGGCCGTAATCGTACTCAACGCCTGCATCGTCGCCTGTACCGACGTCCGTTTTCAATTTTATATAATGCAGGTCTCTTAAGCCTACTTGCACTCCTGCCATGGAGCTTACACCTCCTTAATCAAAGTCTTTGTACTATACAACCGCGCTGAACCACGCCGCGCCTTGGGTAAACCCTGTGGCGTCCTCGTCGCCAATTGATTGCCACCTGTTGTCTTTGATCCGCTTTACAAACGTCCCAACGATAGTAGCGGGTTGAAATTCCGGAGTATCCTCTTTAGTCTTGTATTCCTGTTCCTGCAACTGGAATTTACCTTTGTAAAGCCACACATAACGGTATTTGCCGTTGGATTTCAGGCTTTTGAAGCCTATTGCCACATAAGGCGCTACGTCGGTGGCTTTTTTTACCATAACTTTGTCGTCGCCTATGGTATGTCCCAGCAACACGGCTTGCACGCTGAGAGGAACGTCTTTTGCAACCAGTTCGACGGTTATCTCGCCCAGGGCGCTGGTTACTTCGTCCGGGCCATCGTCGGCGTACAGCGTCGCCGTATTCACAGCAGGGCTTACCTTAGCGCTGATTGCTCCGGCGATGCTTGCCGGGGTACCATAAGTGACTGTTGTGCTGGTGTCTTCTGTCAGCTTCGCGTAGTGCAGGTCTTTTAAGCCTATCTGTACTCCTGCCATTTAGCGTCACACCTCCTTGAGTATTCCGTACCGCAGGGCACGGTGGTAAACCTGTGTATCGTCTTCAAACAAATCGGCTCCGCCTGTTCTGGCGAAGCCGATAGATTTCATTATCCTGTCCACCTCGACCGCTATAGGGTCGGGGTTGCTTTTGCTCCAGATGTCCACCTGGTAGAGAATCCGGGATGAATATGCCGCATCGTCGGCGTAGTTGGCGTCAAAGTTTGTGATCTCGAAAAAAGTGATCCTAGGGTATTCGTCGGCATCGGGGGCACTGACAGCATAGACGCGAGGGCCGCCGAGGGCTTTGGTAAGCGTCGTATCACTTGTCAGTGTCGTTTTTATGGTGCTTTTCATGGTGATCATCGCTTTTTCTCAATCTCCTCCCGCAGCACCTGGGCCATGCGGCTAAATATTTCTTTGCGATTTTCTGAGAGAGCTGGGGTCATGAATGGCTTGGCAGACATCTTTGATGTCCCGAGTTCCAGGAACAGGCCGTAGAAAAACTTCTTTGCTGGCCCCACGCTGACGTATTTGACGCCTTCTTTTGATGTGCGTACGCCGCTTTTTACGATATTGTCTGCCAAATGCTCTTTGGATAGTTTGGAGCGCGGCGCCCGTCGGCCCATTTCTTCCCGCAGGATTTCAGCACCTTCACGCAGGGCTTTGTTTTCAGCCCGGGTCGCGATTCTTTCGCCGATGGCGTTTAGCTCTTTGAGCAGTTCGTCCATGCCGGTTAACTCGATTTTAGCCACTTGACACTGCCTCCCCCACGATCTCTAGCCATTTACGCTGCCCGCCCAGGTCGATCGGCGGGCCTTTAATCTCGTAATCCTGGCCGTCCCAGCGTAGGCGCATAGCCGCGGTTATGCCGCGCCGGCAGCGTATCGTAAAGCGTACCTGGTGCTGGGCCTGGACCGCTGCAGCCTGAAAATATTCCCGCCCGGCAACCGGTTCGACTTTGGCCCAGGCGGGAAAAAACGGCTTCCATGTTTCGATCGGGTAGCCGTCAGAGTCGGTGGTAGTTGCAACTTTTTGCAGGATTAGGATTCGGTGGCGGAGATCACCGGGATTTACACCGGAGTTCGTCCTCATCGCCTTCACCTCGCCGTCGCATGTATTTCCTGGACCTGTACGACGGTCACATCTTTGTCTGTCGGCGCTTCACTGGCTGTCAATGTAATCTTCCCGCCTAAAAACCGGGGGAAATAATCAAACGGGCCGAATATTCGTCTCTGCTCACCCGTTACGGTTAGCGCAAGCTCTTGCCCTTCGGAATCATACTGCGGGAAATATATGTCGGTCGTACCACCAGAAAACTGGACGGGTTCGACGGCGTCAGTAAAAGGTGTAGCGCCGCCCCCGGATGCCTCGGCGGTAAAACCGGGGATTCCGGTTTCCCCTTCTCCGTTTATGGCGGCGGCAACAAGCGCAGCAGTATTTTTGGTATCGTCGGGGATAAATGTATCGCTATCCGCTTTCATCGCCAGGGTTACCGTTATAACTGTCCCTTCAAGCGCAACTTCAAGGTCTGTCGCCTTGTCAGCCTCGGGAACGACTACTTTGATGCTGTATTTTTCGCCTTCAAGGCCGGGTTCGTCGCATGTAACGGTGACAACGCCGGTATCGCCTTCGCCGATCTGGGCCGAAGCGTTGGTGTCGTCTATTCTGACTTTCTGCCCAAGCGTAACAGTCAGCGCCTTTTCCGCCTGGCCCGCATTGTCGATCGCTATCAAGACGGGACCGCGTGCCGGCGGCACAGTTACAGTATCAGCCTTCTTTTTCCCGTCCCAGGTAATGGTTTCCAGGGCAAGGGTTTTTTGGCTTAACTGAGTCCAGCTTTGAGGTAGTATCATGCTTTTTCACCACCATTTAGGGCGTTTTCGCTGTCGCTTGAAGCGTTTTCGGCGGTATCGCTCAGGGCTTTTTCGGCATTTTCTCTACCCTGTATGCGTGTTCCGTCCGGGAGCTCATACCAGCCGCCACCAATAGACTTGATAGGCTCAATAGTATCGTGTTGCGCTGTTACCGATTCTGGTTTAGTCCCCGGCTCTGGTTTATCCGCCGGTTTGTCTATCTGCTCCCCAAGCGCATTTTTGCTTTGTAAATACTCCGCTCGCTTTGCATCCTCTGTTTCGTATATATCGCCTATTTTGTAGCGAATTTTGGTATATTTATCACGAAAATTCTTAATTACCGGGTATTTCATGCGGATTCCTCACCTCCACCTCCGCTATAGTCTTTAATTTGCAGGATTATGGCCGTCATCGCACGGTCAAGCTTGCCTTTGTCGTCGCCATCAAAAATCATGCTTACATACAAGGCAACGGCAAGCTCGTACAAAGACAGCTTGCCGTTGCCAGGTTCTTCTTCCCCACCTGCTTCCGGCTCATGCACTCCTGCGTTCAACAAATATTGTTTTGCTGCGGAAACAAGGGAAGCGAGGAGCACGTCGGCCTCGCTTCCGTCAACTCTCAAGTGCTGCTTTACTTTATCAAGTAACGTCATTCCGGGCATTATTCATGCCTCCTGGCCGCAAATTTCGCTTCTAGAGACTTCTACAGCTCCGCATCGACAACTTTGGCAATGCGGAAGGCCGATGCAAGCTTCTTGCGCTGGTCGATCCAGGCAGTCAGCACCCAGATGTATTCGCCCTTGTCCACGTCCTTGTCGGAATCGTAGACAACTGCCGGATCGTAGTTCAGGTGCATGTAGTTGAAGTCGCCGACAATGGGGCGTCCGTAAATGCCGTCGGTGTCGTAGATGGCCGCAGCATCGCTGAAAAATACAGGCTTTCCAATAATCTCTTCCGGCTGCTTGCCGTACAGCGAAACGGACTGGTTGCTAAGTGTTTTTAGCATGGTTACATAGTCGCTGTAGCGCATACATACCTGTGCGTTTTCGCGGAAATCTTCGTGTAAGTCGGCAATAGCGTTAGTGATGGCCTCAAACATATCTTCGCCCTGGACCTCTGTGATGACGGAGGTGCCCTCATCGTTGAGCTCATAAAAGCTCATGTGCTTTTCAGCAGCGACGACAGGCANCGGAGAATNAGGANCGGTTCCGTGTGCAAACGAAACTTTCTTTTCCTTCGCTGCAAGGCCGGAACGCAGGGCGTTTTCAACGTAAGTCACCAGGTCAAGGTCGGAGCCGTGCAGCACGGTGTCACTAATCCGGACCTTGACTTTAAACTTGAACTTACCAAACGAAACTTTGTCGCCGGTCGCTTCGATTTCCTTGGCTGTTTCTATGTCGGTAATAAAGGAATCTTCGTCAAGCTCAAAAGCGATCTTCGGCAGCTCCAGGCCGGCGATAGATGTCATGGTGATTTTGCCGCGAAGTGGGTTCCTGACGAAAGGCTCGGCGATTATCTCTTTGGACTGGGTAGTCGGCAGAAGGTTCTCGCCGCCGGTCACGTTGTCGCCGCCTGCAGGGATCGCAATCAGCGGGGCAGTGATGTCTGCGCCCAGGATTTCTTGCGCCTCAGGAGACATGGGACGGTTTAATATTTTAGCTCGGATGAACTCTGCTTTGGCAGCAATGATTTTATCCGCGCTGGTTTTTGCGCTTTGGACAGGGTTTTTTTGCCGCAATGCTTCNATTTTGGCTTTTTCCTGGGCTTCAAGCCTGTCGTGCATGGCTTTTAAAGTATCGAAGCGTTCCTGAAGCTCTTTTGCCTTAGTTTTAAGGTTATGGATTTCTTCGATTGGAACAGCAGGATCGGCTACTTTATTTCGAATTTCTTCCTCAACATTTTTTAACTCAGCNCCCACGATTGACAAATCACTTTTCAGTTTATACAGGGTTGCACTCATTGGTATATATCCTCCATAATTTTATTTAACCTTTCCAGGTTAGATTTTGACTCCTTGAGCATTGCTGCTCTCACCTTCATTTCAGCCTCTTTTTGGCTGTCCACGGGTGACGACGACAACATTGTTTTGATGTTTTCGGGTATGTTTTTGTAGAATGCTGCGAATATTTCCGCGTTAATGCTCGCCGCCGCCTTCTTTTCGGCAAGCAGTTCATCGCACAGGCCATAGTCCAGGCACTCCTGCGCTGTAAGCCATGTTTCGGCATCAAGCAGCTCGATGAGCTTCTCTTCGGTCAGCTTCTCCCCAGCCTTATTGAGGTAAGCGGGGATCATAGCTTCTCGAACCTTGTCCAAAGTTTCGGCNTCCTTGCGCAGATCGTTGGCGTTGCCAAAACCCCATGACAATGGATTATGGATCATCATCATGGCGTTTTCCGGCATATATACAGTGTCGCCGGCCATCGCGATGAGACTCGCAATGCTGGCGGCAATGCCATCAATGTAAATGTTTTTATACGCGCTGTGGCGCTTCAGGATGCTGTAAATAGCCTGTCCCTGGAATACTGCGCCGCCGTAAGAATTAACATAGACATTCAGCGTTTTAATGTTGCCTAATTCATCCAGCTCGTCCTTAAAGCTTTTGGCGGATACATCTGTGTCATCCCAGGGATATGATGTAATGTAACCATAGATGTNAACCTCTCCGGCGTCGCTGCTGTCTGCCGCCGCCTTGATTTCCCAGAACTTCCTGGCACTTTTTTCCTCTTTGAGCAAAGCTTCCAGTTGCTTTATTTTTTTGTCTTTGTCGTTTTTGCCCAGTTTTATCACTCCCTTAATTCTTTTTCCCTTTCTCGCGGGGCTCGTCAATCGGATACAGATCGCCACTCATATAAAGCCTGTCTCCTCCCGGCTCAGGAGGCAGGTCCTCCCATGCCCGGACTTCGTTGGGCTTGAAGAAGCCCGTGCGCACGCCCTTGAAATAAAATTCTCCCCGGTTTTTCATGTCGCCACGGAGAAGCGAGTTGACGTTACATTTGAAATACAGGCCCTGCCTTCGGTCTTCCGGTGAAAGCAGTTTGCGGTTAAACTCTTTTTCATACTGCGTGCAAATCGGCACCAGAGTATTTTGTACGTACTCCAGGTTCATTTGTTCCATGCTGGCGTAATTGACGTCCTGCGTCTCGCCCAGCATGTGGGGGGGCATGTTGAAAACCGTGGCCACGCGGGTGCGGGTGATGCGCTCTACCTCGAAAAGCTTGGTGTCGATGAAATTTTGTTTTTCCAATGCGGTAATCTTTGCACCCGATTCCTGGATCAGCACGCCGCCATTGTTCTTGTAAAAGTTTTTGAAGCTTTCCAGGATTTNTTCTTTCTTCTCTTCGCTTACACTTGCTGCCAGTTCCAGAATAAACGATGCCGTAATGGCGTTGTTTATCTGGTCTAAACTAAATTCTTTTACCTTGGCGTCATAATCTACAGTGCCACGCAAAACGTCAATTGGGCTGATACCACGGTAGCCAAAGCCGTGAATATGTTTGACGTGNATTACTTCCGTATTGTGTGCGTAATACCGGCGGCCATCGTCGCCTTCGATCTCGTACCAAAGTTCCCGGGTATCTTTTTCAATGACTTCTTTGACTTTGTTTGGGTCCAGTATCCAGAGTGCTTTCGGTATGAAGTAATCATCGTATTCTTTGATGGCGTAGCTGTTGCCGGTNATATTGCGGATCGTCTCCATGGTGCGCATGAAATCAAAGCTCGTCATGTTCGGGTTTGGTTCGTTCACTATCAGGTCAGCCGCCCAGTGGTCCGTCACGTCCCGGTAGCTGCTGTCTTTGAGCTTGATCGGCATGGCACCCATCGAATTCGACAGGCGGGAGACGGCAGCGAAAATGGTTTCGTTCGTGGCCAGGGTATGCGCAGCGCGGCGGGTGAAAATGTTGTAAGGTTCAAACCAGCTTTTGAAGCGGCTGTAAATGCTGTTTGCAATGCTGCTTGTGCTGGCTTCGATTTTCTCCCCTGCCGTGCCCATGATTTGGCGGACTACGTGGCCTACGTAATGCCTTATTCTGGCAATTATGCCTTGTCGTTGTTTCTGCAATCTACCGCCCTCCCTTCAGTTCTTTTGCCGATAGGAACGTCACGCCGCCTGTGGCGCCCCCGGCTGCAACCGACATCAATGTCATCGTCTCCGTATGTGCGTTGAGCCACGCGGCAAAACCGTCAATCTTACGGTAGCGGTTCTGCTTTGTCGGCAGCCAGTTACCGTTGCGGTCCTCCACCAGCTTGACATTGTTCAGGTACCAGCGGAAAAGCTTGTTACGGTTAAATATTACTTTGCCGTCAAGCAGGAGTTCTTTTATGTCTTTAAGTGCCGGGGAAAGTGTCAATGCCCCCTGGCGCACGACTTTTGTCCATTCTTCTCCGCCGTAGTTCGCCAGTTCCAGGTTCAAGCGGAACGCGTTGGCCGGGTCGTAGGTCACCATCAGGATGCTGTATTTTTTGGCCTTCTGAACGAACCAGCTGTAAACGTCGTCTTTGTTGATATACTCCCCGGGACAAATTGTCAGAAGCCCTTCTGCTTCCCATTCCCGGAAGGGGAGCTTCTCGTTGTCGGCTATTACCTTCGCTTCCGGAACCCAGGAGTGCGTTAAAACAAAAACCCGCCCATCTTTCAGCGGGAATTCCAGGCAGGCGCTGGTAAAGTCTTCGGTGTTCGACAGGTCGTAGCCGCCGACACATATCTGCCCTTTCAGGGTTTCCGGGTCGATATAATCATCGTTGCGTTTTATAACCTCATACGTCACAAAGCTTTCTTCGCCGGAGTGGACAAACATATTCAGCCGCTTGGTAATGAAGTCGGTACGCTCGGCGGGGATGTGCTTGTTCGTGTTCCATTCTTCGATCATATCCTCAAGTTGGACCGTTACGCCCAAGCTGGGGTTTGATTTTATCCACACCGAAGGGTCCTCGATGTCGTCTTCTTCGTCCAGTTCGGCCATGTAATAAAAAGAGCGCTCGTCCTGGATAACGCCTTCCAAGACGTCGGCGCCTTTTTCGTAGTAGTCCATCAGTGGGCCGTCTAACTGGTAGCCTGCAGTGGTAAAATATAAAATAAGCGGCTGCTTGCGCGCACCGCGGGAGTTTTTTATGACGTTAATCAGTTTATAGTCTTTGTACTCATGAATCTCATCAAAAGCCCCAAGGTGGGTGTTGAGGCCATCGAGCTTCTCGCTGTCTGATGCCCTGGGCTCAATCTTGGAAAATGTTTTGTCAAAATATATTGCGTCTCTTCGCGGCCGGAAATATTTTTTCAGCACCGGCGAAGATTCGATCATTGCCTTGCACTCGTCAAAGGTGAGCCGGGCCTGCTGCATAGAGTTGGCTAGGTGGTAAACGCGGGCGCCCCTCTCACCGTCTTTGGAAACGGCATATAGGGATATGCTGGACGAGAAGGCAGTTTTCCCTTGTTTCCGGGGCACGAATACGAGGCCGTACCTGAACCGGCGGAGCCTGGTTTTTTTATGCACCCATCCGTAAAGCGAACCGGCGACAAAGTGTTGCCAGGGGAGAAGTTTTAGCTTTGTAAAGTCGCCCTGGGACGGTTTGCAGAATTCTTCTATGAATCTAATGGGGCGATAAGCCCTTTCTTCGTCGAAAACGTACGGGAAGTCTTCCGTGCCGGCACGCTTTAAATCATTCAGGTGTCTCTGGCAGGCAAGCTTAACCTTGCGGCAGGCTGTTAGTCGGCCAGCAACAACGTCTTTTGCGTACTCGGTGGTCAGCAGCCGGCCAGAGACTCTTTGTTGTTTTCTAGAAGTCGTCGAAGCCGTCATCCGGTTCCACCGCCTTGGACACCTTCTTGTCCGATGCGGGAGTTAGCTTTAGCTCGGCCTGGAGTTTGCGCTGCTGCTCCACTATTTTGAGTATCGCGGCAACAGACTTGTTTTCCCGATACATTTCCTGGGCGCCGTTTTTAAACAACTCTACTACGCCGCGCATCTCTATGTCTTCAAAGTGTTCCTGCTTCAGTTGCTCTAGGAGGACCATGTTGTCAACAATGATAAGTGTTTTCTCGTTCCAGGCTTTTATGCTTTTTAGCTCCGTAGCAAGTATGCGAAATAATTTTCTTGCATCGAAGTCTGTGATATTTTTTTTAGGGTTGTCTCTCATGGTATCGCTCCTTCCTTGCGGCAAGCCCCCTCGCATTGGAAAATCATCCACGTGGCGAAGGCACCTGCACCCACCGGTTCTGGAATTTATTTCCTGGATCTTTTTGCCAGGGGGGGTATTGTCGTCACGGCCGTCCTCATCCGTCTCCGCGTATCTTCACCAGCTTGCTCCCGTGCTTCGCTAAAAAATCATCACACTTCTTAAACGCCACAGCCGCAATGTCTTCGCGCCCCTGCTGCCGCAGCCTTTCCAGGCAAACGTCTTTGCTCACATCAAGCCAGCACAGCTTCGCCCTGGCCGCCCGCAGCGATCCCAGTTCTTCATCGGACAGCTTTGACCTGATAACATACAGTGTATCAAAGCTATAGCCTTTAGCCCGGACGTTCTTCACTGCCTGCGAAATCATATCGTCGGCAATCTTCACGGCATGAAAGGCGCTGCCGGTTCTGTCGTGGCCATCTCTGAACGTCATGGCCGTTACCAGCCTGTCCAGGTCAAGCACAATGTCCTGCGGCGTCATTATGCCTTTGACGTATGTCGTTTTGCCGCTGGCCGGATAGCCCAGCACGGCTACGATTCTCTTGCGCAGCTTGGCGAAGTACCGATTTTCCGGGTGTTCCCTGTTGTGACACAGGTTGCACAGGCTGATTAAATTGTCCGGGTCAAGCGCCAGCTCCGGATGGGTTTCTAATGGTTTGATATGATGCACCATATCCGCCGGAGTAATTTTTTTTCGGCGCAGACAGTGCTGGCACAGGTAGTTGTCGCGCAAAAGTATTTCTTCCCGGCATTTACGCCAGGCCTGCGAAAGGTAAAAGGGGTTGGTAATTTTATGTTTGTCCACTTTATGTTTGTCCACTTTATGTTTGTCACCAGCAAAAAAAGAACCTAGGGCCAGGTTCTTAAGGATAATAAAAATATAATAAAAAGAGGAACGGTTTCCACCCGGAGTGCCCTTTGTTTGTTTTTCGAATGGGGTTTTCTTTAAAAAGACTTTGCCCCGGTTAGGCCGGCCGGGGCGCTGCTGAATTACTGNAAGAGNCTTGTATATTTTGTTATCTTACATATACCACGTTTAAAAAGTCCGGTCAACTGTCAAAATACTGTCATATCAGCCCCGCGAACTTCGCAACTTTCTCCAGCACCTTCCGCCGCGTCCTCCAGTACGTCCTTAGCGGCTGGCGCTCCTTCATATCCCACATGTTCAGCTTCCTGGCAATATAATTATGCGACTTCTCTTCGTAATAGCGCAAANANACAANCTGNCTCTCTACTGCGTCCATATACTTCATCGCCTCGCCGACAACCGCCTGGTGCCGCTTCCTTCTTGTAATCTCCTGCCGCAAGTCTTTTACCCTGAGATTCTCCTCCCGCTTAATCACCCAGGCTTCCGGCTGGGTGAACTCAGGCTGACCTTTTGCCGTGGTCATATCCACGTATGATCCGGAGCCGCCAGGGAAAAGATCGCCGAGGATTTCCTCAAGTTCCGCTTCAAGTTCACAGATTGCCGATTCTTGCGTTTTCTGCTCATAGAGCATTTTTTCAATATATCTGTAATCGCTCGGTCTTAATTTGTATGCAAGGTTGTTGTTTTCCAGCGTCACCAGACGTTTCACCTCCGATAAACTTCTCCTCTTCCCGGCACTTCTGCAGGTCGGGGTCCCAGTGCCAGCGCCGGCACGTGCCGCAATTAGCCTTTATTCCCCCCTCCCAGGCCGGCCTCTCCTTCAGGTCTTCCCGATGCTCATTTTGAAACAACTCCTTTTCAAGCTCACACAGAAACGCTACATTGCACGCCAAATGCCACAAATGCGGCAGGTCGGATTCCTCGTCCCTGCTGGCCGGGTCGTCGATGTAAGCAAGCAGGTGCCTGTATGCGGCGTCTCTATATCGTTCTACCTCAACCTTCCGCCAGTTCTCCGAATCGCCATACTTTAAAACGCCATACTCACGGATAACGGCAATATTGCGAATAATTTCGCTGGGAACCAGCGATAAGCGAGGTTTTCCTGCGTCGGCCTTGGCACTCTGATCACGTTCTTTCATACACTCACCCTCTTTAAGCGTTCCCTATCCCGCTGCAACTCCCGCCAGATCTTCCAAACCGGCCTCCCTTTCCGGTGCCAGGCCCGGGGACGTTTCATCTTCTTCGGCTTGTACCGTTTATTTTGCTTCTTAGGACGTGTCCGCCGCGGCATGGGGCCTCACCTCCGGATAGGGCGTATATAACGCCCCAAAATCCCTTCAAGCAGTTTAATGTATCGCTTGTCGTCCAACGCTGGAGCCAGCCTTTTACATTTACGCTTAAATGTGTGTTCTATAAATCCGTTGTTTAGACTAAGTTCAATCAACCCTATTTTCTCCGGCAACTCTTCTGGCTTTATTGCTCCTTTAGGTGCAACAAAATAAAAGTGCGTGCAATAGGGTAAGTATTTTTGCCATTTTTTATCAGAAACGAAATCTTGACGGCAAGATTTTATTTCGTAAATTCGTATTTCTGACGCTTTGTTCCAGTGAGTTCTTATCGCAAATACATCAAACCGAATATTAGTTTTTGATGGAGACGCTTCGCAACCTTTAAGGTAGTAACCGCTTAGGATTACTTTTAGCACATAATTTTTAATATCACTGGCATTCATTCTAAATTATCCCCCTTTAAGCTCAGCTGCTTCTCCCCGGCCAGGTGCTCCACGTCCTCGATCCCCCCCGGGCCAGGATATATTCTCCACCGGCCGCTTCGAGTTTGCGCTGGAAACGCTTTTGCTTTTCGCTCTGCACGCCCTTGGGTGTCTTTACCTCGATATGCACTACCCGGCCACCCCTCGCCGCCACCAGATCCGAAAGGCCAGGATAGCTCCCTAACCCAGCCAGGTTGTAATAGACAAACCAGCCTGTCCACCTAAGATAATCTTGTATCTGTCTGCGAATAGCTGTTTCGTTAGCGGACACTGGAAACGCCCCCTTCCGGTACGGCCAGCCAGCCGCCTTTGATTTCTTGAAGCCTGTATCTCCCAAGCGGCATACCCTGCTCCAGCAGCCACTGTGCCAGCGCTTCAGATCCTACCCGGTACGAGTTCGTTTTTGTTTTGGTCAGCCTCAAGCCGTCTTTGCTTGTCCGCAGGACTATATATTTCTTACCGTTTTTCTCGTATAAGCCGAAATTCAGGAGCGAATCCGCCCCGATTTTTTCGACGACTTCGCCGCCAAAAGTAAGACAGGATTTAGTCAGGCTGATTTTGTCTTTTAGCCCAACTTTGCCGCTTCTTTGGGTCATAGTTTTATACCAGTATATCTCGATTTTGGGCTTCACGACTTCTACGCCAAGATCGGCCATCTGCTCATCGAAAGTGCGGTCGTCTTTGTCTAGTTCTGTCTGGTTACCAAAAGTTTCACGAAGATTTGAAACACGGCTCATTTTTTCTGCACCTCCCCCAACGCTCCGTTTTTCCTTCGCCCGATTACATCCCGCCGTGCCAGGTCCATAATCAGGATTACAACCTCGTCAATGTCTCTCTTCATTTTCTCCGCTATATCTGCCACAGGCAGCCCTTTCCGCCAGAGCTGGGCAACCTGCTCCACTTCACCCCGATACCAGGAGAAATCGAGTTCGGATAGTGCAATATAAAGCTCTTCCCGTGGCCGCCTCTTTCGTGAATCAGCTAAAACTCGGTTCATTCGGACACCTCCAAGCTAAAAATATTCATCTGCATTTTATCCATGCGCTTATGAATCAGCTTGCAGTATTCCTCCGAAAGCTCTATGCCTACGCTGTCCCTGCCATACTGCTCAGCAACGTATAGGGTTGTCCCGCTTCCGGCAAAAGGGTCTAGGACTATGCAGCGGGCATTACCGGAGTTTTTGCAGGTGCAGGTAGGCTGCCAGCCGATGGTGGTTTTAATTGATATTTTCCCTGTTCTAAACACAGACGTTTTTGATACTTCTGCACCTGGCGCATCTGCGCGTTTACGTGAAACATCATATTCTGTTTGTCCATTTTTTTTAGTTATCCTCTCCCACGGTGCGCCGCATATTTCGCAAGCACGTGGCGAAGTCCCGGCTAATATACAGGGCTCAATCAGTTTTGGGGGGAATGTTGCGAAGTGCGCTTCGGGGTAGGGTTGGGTTGATATTGTCCATACGGTGCGTTTGTTGCGTTTGCCTGTCCATTCTTTTATTCCAGGAGTATTTGAGACGTTCCCGGGCCGTCCTTGCCCTGATTGTTCTTTCTGTCCTGTAAAGAAAGTGCTATTATATCTAGCTTTGTATTTAGGATCCGCTTCTTCCTTAATCGCTTCATTATCGAAGAAATAATTCTGATTTTTCGTCAGCAGAAATATATACTCATGCGCCTTTGTTGGCCTGTCTGTTACGCTCTCGGGCATCGGATTGGGTTTGGAATTATGCGTTAATATCCCAGATGCCAATGCAAATAAATGTGGTTCATCCTCTACTCCTATATCCCAGACATACCTACAACGAGCTTTGCTAATTTCTAATACTTCTCCCGTGTTTTTTTCATTGAAATGACCACTTCTTGTTTTGCGGATTTCCCCTCTGAATGTAGGCACTTGCCGGCCATTATATAATACTGTGGATAGATTAAGTGTTAATCTGTACCCCAGCCTGGAGCAAGCCGTTCTCAAATCTCTTTCAAGATTATAATTTCTGGTGAATCCTAAACGCCAACGGTCATTCTGCTTTTCATAATGCCCATCGCCAGACAAATAACCATCTAGTATTGATTCAATAAACTTATTGCTATATCTCCATACAACGGGAGCAAAGCATTTATTTTTTGCTGTTTTGCCGCTAACCAGTTCAGATAACATGGCGACCAACACCTTGCCATACATACGAATATCCATTTTATTGCCGTCGATGGTCCTTGTTATACTACCACCATATTTGTTTGCTATTTTTTGCAATCGTTCCCATCTTTCCACCTCTTTTGTATGTCCGGCTATTTGTATAGTGTCTCCAGCCATTGAACCTTCTGCTATATATAAACCTGCTAACCATGCCGCATCTTCATCAATGACGCAATCTCTTGGTTGCTCTGGTTCAGGTAATCTACAGAATTGGAGAACATCGCCAATAGTTATGTCTTTTGCTTCCTTCAATCCTTTATCTGTTGGGAATTTATGAGTTGGAGTACAAGAAATACGTTCCCCGCTTCTCAGCACTAACTCTATTTCGTCCCCTTTACGTTCTGATCTGGACATTCCTAAAACTTGCGTCCATTTTTCACCGTTCCATAGTTTAACGGTTTTGGGATCAAGCCTAGCAACATCTTTAATCATCATAGGCATTTCGCCTTTTTGGGTTTTTGCGTATACCCATGTACCACCTGAAAGGCACCATATAATATCTGACCGTAACCACCACCCGTCTGCACGAAGCGCAAAGGCTACACGCCAGGGGATGCCGACTAAATCTTTATTTTTTAGCCCGTATGTTCTCGGATTAGCCTTATTTTGCTTTATTTCTTGTACTCCGTCCCTATTGCTACCCACGGTTGATTTTGCAGATTTGTGTCCTCCCGTATGAACGCTTGCGTATGAATCTCCCAGGTTCAACCAGACCGTCCCATCGTCCCTTAGTACCCGCCACACACCCCGGAATACATCTACCATGTTCTGCACATATTCTTCAGGCGTTTTTTCAAGGCCTAATTCAGATTTTTTATCTTCGTGTCCATCGGGCAAATACGATCTTAACCCCCAGTACGGAGGCGAAGTAACCACACACTGGACACTTTTCTCCGGCAGTTCAGCCAGTTTTCCCCTTACATCACCTTGATAAAGTTTCCAGGTCATCGTTCCATCACCGCGATCACCCTCTGCCGCCCTATCATGTCTATCGCCTCTTCCCGCGTTTCCACGCACAGATCCAGCTGCATAACGCCGTCCTCGGTATAGCCGATCTCTTCTCCCCGATCATGGACAATCCGCATCTCCCCCCGGGCAGGAAGGTATATTCTTGTGTTGTAATTTATATCCAGCGGCGCGGCAGCCGTAACGCCCGGAGTGGTTCTCGCTCCGGATGATGTTACCCTTGGATCGCCACTGTAGCACATGCCTTCAATAGCCTGAGCATCCAAAGGCGCATAACCGGAAATTTCAACTTCCTGCACTTCCCATGCGTCCAGCCATTTTTCCATCCTCTGGCCTATCTCAGCCTGCTGCTTCTTCAACTCCTCGACCCGCTCCCGGAGCAGGGCGTTTTCCTGTTCGAGTGTGAGTATTTCCTGCTGCAGCCGGGCCTGCTCCTCGGCTATAACCTGCGCCTG